GATGAAATTAGTACATGCCGTCGAACGCTGAACAGTCAGCGTAAACAAGACGACGGTCAGGAAAAATAAAATAATATGCTTAAAACTCTGTGTTTCCATCGCGGAGAGAACAGGATTCTGCCTATAATACAAGGCTTTATACCTACTAATAAATTGATTTTTATATACTTATACATCAATCGTGATTTTTGCAATGCAATTCCCCATGCACATCTGATGCACAAATTCATGCAAATCACTCCAGATTTTCGATGCAAAAATACATATTTTTTATATACTATATCTAAAAATTAGATATTCACATCACACTTTAACATAATATAAGAAAATGGCCTGACTTCACAGCCAGACCATTTTTAACCAATAACTAAAAACCTAAAATTACTACTAACCTTATTATAAACGTTTGTCTTTATATCAACCAGGGATTTTCATTCGGATTGTATGACCTTTGGAAAGTTGCCATTGCCCAATCCACTTTAGGTTCACCAGATATATGTTCAAGCTTTCTCGGTAACTGAGGATTTATCTGGAATTTAGATGCCTTTACAAGCCAAGTCATAGAATCTTCAAACGCCCACCTCTTAGCTTCAGATATATTCGTAGGGCTAATTAGTTGCAAAGCATACCAGAGTGCGATATGTGTCATGTGTGCAACAACGTTTGGATTACGTGGATCGTCCTTCATTACATTAACACCTTCATTAACATCTGCTGCATTTGGGTCAATGACTGGAACGAACACCTTCCCTTCAGCAACAACATAGTCATGGTCATTCTCTTCAACGCTATATTCATAGTCAAGAGAATAATCTCCAATCATCGCCCAGCTTCCATTCTCGTCAGGTGCAACATTCGGTGTCGCGTCCTCATCAGTAATTATTGTATAGAAATTACCGTCATAGGAGGAAACTGAGTGCTTTGCCCATTCCATATTCGCACTCCACTCTATTGTTTCAACCTCCTTCCAAGCGACACAACCTGGTATATGTATTTCCTCGCTATCAAATCCATGTGGAATAAGACAACGCCAATATTCAGTACCAAAACGTACAATATCACCCTTTGAATACGTAAGAAGCTGAGAATACTTCGGGGCCTTTTCTAAAACGTCAGGCACCACAAAATCCATCACTTGCTCCCAATATCTGAGTGCCGTAGGTTTCTTATAGCCGTTAATGCTCGTAAGCGTCTTGTATATCTGTTCATCATTACGGAAATAGACTTGTGCTGGATATGATACAGCTGGACTATATTCACCTATACATTTTCCAACCGCCAACACCTTCTCAATCTCATAGTACTGGTCGAGGTATTCAAGCATATTCATTTCTGCACGTTGCTCTGCCTGAACGAGCCTGTCATGCTTTTCACGAAGTATCTGAGTCATGTGCTCTTCAGTTACCAGTGAAATGTAATCGTTGTCGGTCAAAAACCTTCTGTATGCCATTGCCTTATTCTTTATTGATAATAGTCTTATCAGTATTCAAACTCCGCATATACAACCGAACCAACATCTACGGTAGTAACGACATCCACTTCCTTTGACTTGAACGTCTGATATTCCTTGGCCAAGAAGTAGACCATTGCGTAGTCGAAGCAGTCTGAGGCATGGCCGTATCTCTCTACCCTTTCACCCTGCTCGTTCAACACCTTTTTCTTCTCCTTGGTGCCATCAGGATTCTTCTTCTGATACACAAAGTCCTCAGTCAGTCTATGACAACGCACGTCAATACGAACTCGCCAGCCACTACATTCGCCCTTCAACAACTCATTGATAAACTCAAGGCGCGTAACCATTGCTGGCTGCTTACTGAGGATCTGCATTTTGGGCTTCAGCACGGCATTTTCCAGATTCTTATTGGCTATAGTGAAGTTGTTTACGCCTTCCTCAGTCTGAGTGGAACGAGCAAGGCCAGCAGGGTCGCCAGTCACAATCACACCACCAATATGACCATCAGCAACAAGCTTCTGAGAAATCCATCGAGTAAAGGCTGGAGTGTTGTTTAGTTTTTCTTTCGGGTAGCCTATATATTCTGGGAACACATTGACTATCTTGTTCTCGTAATCAAACTGCATCACTTCACAAGTCATATAGGGATTGACGTTGAAATCGAAGCTGAGAACCAATGGGCACATCGGGTCGTATGCAGTTTCCTTCAGGTTTTGTACCAAGTGTTTGTCACCGTCAAACTCCCAATATGCAGCCATCTTGTTTGCGCTGACGAACAGCCAGTTTCCATAAAGCAGACGGTCTCGTGTCGCCTTGTCACGGATTTTACTCAGTCGCTCATAGTAAATGGCACGGAATGATTCGTTAGGATTGTCAAACAAGCTGAAGGGTATGTAGCGGTAGCCTGAAGGTAATGTGACGGGATTTCCGTCATCATCCATCACAAAGGTGCTTCTAACCCACGTCAAGCACGGGTTAGTTGACATGAAAATTTTGCCGACAACAAACGTCTCAGCGATTTTATAACGAATACGAGAGGCCAGCACTTCTATAGCCTTTTCCGAGACCTCAGAAACCTCATCAACAAACGCACCTGTAATTTCCAATGAACCGAGTGAGTTAAAATCTGGGTCTGAAGGGCTTGGTGTCAGGTCCATAGCCACAATCGTAGAGCCATTCCAGAAAGTGATGACGTATATTTGGCTATTGATATGATAGTGCAAATCCTCAACCAGCTTCCATTCACGCAATACGTCCTTCAGTGTGTTCCATGTTGTTTCAAGAAGCGTTTTCCTGACCTTACGAGCAACAACCATGCGAATACCTTCAAACCTCATGCAGCTGCTAACAAGCCAGCAACAACCCAAGTACGACTTTCCTCCACCGGCAGAACCACCTCCAAGAATCTGCTCTGGTATGTCCGTTGAACCACACTTTGAACACGTTGCCTTATACACAACATGTCCTTTTGCATCAGTTCCATTTGGCTTCATCGTTAATGTACCGCCACAGTATTCGCACCGATTCGGCTGAAGGGCGTTCCATAATTCATATTGTCTTTCTGACGGACGAAAATCAATTTTTAGTCCACGAGGCTGCTCTAATCTTGCCATGTTAATTTGTTTATAGATAATAGCATAATCAATAAATTAGCGGAGCCTCACGACCCCGCTAACCACAATGAAAAGAAATTCACTTCAATCTATCGCATTATGCCTTAATATCTTTCAGTTTGGCAGACGAATTAACACCCTGCATCTTCAGTGTCTTAGCGTCTACTTTCTTCTTCTCTTTCTGTTCCATCACTTGATAATCGTTATAGTCTGAAGCGTAGAAATATCAGCATTTGGATTGTGGGAAATAACCTTCGTACTCTCATGCTCTCTCCACTTAATCAATCCAAAAAGTATAGAATGTTTCTTCTGAATGGTCATTATTGTCAGACTGTCCCTGAAGCTATAATCAAAAATTGCCTTTCTTTCCTTGGTTATCTCAACATCAATCTTGGCCCACTCATCATACACTCCAGCCTTAATGCCGCCAAACGTATCTACAAAGCACGTCACGGTATCAGCATTATGCGCCTGGGTACTTACTCCAGTAACCGAATTAACGTCCTTAGGACGCGTCTTTGAAGCTTTTAGAAGGTCGCTATACTTAGCTTCCAGATTCTTCTTCGAGAAAGCCAGAGTCTGAGCCTCTGCCATGTATAGGGAAATACTGTCATTCAAACGGACTCTTTCCCTCTTAATGTCAGTCTGAAGGCCGGTTATGGTTTCCTCAAAGCTGGTGGCATATTCCTTTTGTTTCTCGTATGCCCTTTCAAAAAAGTACATACCTGAACCGAGGGCGATGCACAGCCCTACCAATACGATTATTACCTTGTTCTTCATATCAAACTTATATTAAAGACCAAAAAACCATCCACGCATCAGAATCGCTTTTCTTACTTGTAGCCTTTCCCGTTGTGTCATACACAGTTGAATTGTTCCACCCAATTATGCCAGGACACAACTTACCGCTAATATCATAATGCCTTACAACATTTGATTTGGGTATATTATACAGTTTCATAAGATACCTAACAAGTTTGATTGCATTGTTAAGCGATTCCTCTGTAAAATACCAGCCCTCATGGTTGGGCATTGCAGCAGATGTTCCCTTTTTAAGATTGGAACATATTTCAATGCTGATGGTGTTTTTGTTTGTTGCCTTACCGTATAGGCTTCCGCCACCAGTATAGGGATTCTTCTTATCGCCAACTGCCCAGCAATAGTTGTTTCTCAGGTCTGGGTTGATCTGAACTATCGTCTCATCGTCAACCACAAAGTCTGCTAATGCCTTGCGCTGAATAAATACATTTCTTGTGGCCAATGCAGCACCCTTCTTACTCGTACTGCCAGCAGTGTAGTGGATTGATATGTACTTTATGGGCCTGTTTGGAGAACGGCTTATATGAGTATTGATGTGTCCGTCTACAATGCCAATACTGTCCTTTTGAAGCAATGCCCAAGTCTTAGGACCGACAACACCATCGTCTGAGAGCTTATTTGTCCTTTGGAGCTGCTTAACAACCTGCTCAGTCTTAGGGCCAAACACGCCATCAGCTGTGATACCCAAAAGTCTTTGCAGGACTTTTACAGCTTCACCAGTGCTACCTATTTTGATTGTTTCCATTATATTATTGTATGTTTAAGAATATTCAATGTCCTGATTTGATGAACGGTAGAAACACCCTCAACCGAGTTAATGGGAACAAGCACTTTGCTCATCGTTTTATGCTTTTTAATTTTTACATAAGCAGCAATCGGCCTCCCATCAGAATAAACAACCTTATCGACAATACCACACTTTTTATTTAACTTGTCAAGACGCATGGCATTAAGGTCTTTTGTTTCTCTGATGATAACAGTCTCACCTTCCTTCAGCATTATCGTCTCGTTCCTCTCTTGTGATAATCGCCCAATATGTCCTCCATCCTGTCACGTATCTCACGAATATCAACTGACATTTCCGTGAATTGTTTCATGGTGGCCTCAAATACGGCCTTGTCAAGTTTC